GTGTTCAAGAGAAGCTGCGCCACCGTTTCTTTTTACCTGAGTCTGCACATGGCCGTCGCGTGAGAATTTTGTATTAAAGGTCAAGAGTGGCAAAACACTCCCGGCAAATGAAATCTGCATACTCGCAACACCACCGGCACCTCCACTTACGCGTGTTTTCTCGTTGACATTGTGCATAAAGTCACCTTTTGATATGGTGTACTCAGCTGCAGCAAATTGTCCTGCTTTTGTTTTGGCGGTATTGCCGGCACGCTTCAAAGCGGCGGAGGTTGCTTTGAACACTCCGCCCGGCACGCCTGCAAGAATTTTATTTACTCTATCTAAGCCTTTGCCACCGACCTCGTCTATGCGGATAATACTCATTCGTCATACGCCTCCAATTCAACGCGGAGCATACCAAGCTCACAGACAGAGGATGCAACATAGAATTCGTTAAAATATCCACCGCCGCCCTCTTGTTCGTTGATTTTGATACGCTGACCTTTTTCGGGTTGATTTCCTCCCAGGTCCTCCAATGAACAATGCAGTATAGATGTTACAAGGTATAGCCCTTGTGCGTGGTCGCTAACGGTTTGCGTACGGTCTTTTTCTTTTAAGCCGGACAACACGATAGGTATATCTTCGTAGGTTTCTCCATCATAGATAACGGTGCGTTTTTTCGCAAACTCGCTCATATTAAGAAATACCTTCGTGTTATCCGCTTTTACCATATCCTTGAATCCGCTCATACCACAGGGTCTTCGGCACCTAAGCCGGGAAGCTCGTCGCCGTTTTCATCATCAACAGAAGCAGAAACTTCAACCGCAACAATAGCCTGGACATAATCTTCCTTGACTTTGAATTTTGAGGTATCAATTCCCATATCTTCGGCAAGGGCTTTAAGGTCTTTGATAATCATTCCGCGAAGCTGTTCCTCGTCAAGATGACAGACTATTTCATTATCGCCCTCATTTTCGCCGTTCTCGCCATTTTCATCATTGGACGGGTTTACACTTGGGGGATTGGTTTCTTCGCCATTTCCGCCCGTTGCAACGCCCTCTGTGATGATTTCTGCAACGCCAAGAGAAACTAATCTCTTTGCTTCGGTTTCTTCAAGCTCAAAAGGCTCGCTTGTGCGGTCTTTTGGTTCAATGTATTTTCCAACTTTATGGCCGTATGTGCCTGAAATAATTTTTACTTTCATTTCTTTCACTCCTTTCCGCAAACAAATGATTAAACTACATTTGCCGCATAGATATAAGGACAATAATTAACAGGTGCCGCAAGAGGTCTTGCACCAAGTCTAATCTTTCTTATATCTTTATCCTGGTCGAGAACAAATTTTGTAACACGCTTTGCAGCATATGTTGCAAATTCTGTTGTACCGTAGTCAATCTGTGTAATCTGTCCATACATCATATGACCACAGTTCGGAGCAGTAACCATAGCAGATGTAGCCGGGAAGTATTTCTGTTCCTGGTTGTTGTCATCAACATAGCTTTCGTCTACGCTGATAAGGTTGAGCTTAAATCCGCCAAAGTTGAGCGTACCCATATAAACAACACCATCATACTTGGAAAGTTCCTGTTCGATTGTTCCGATAATGATTCCGCTGTTTCTGTCAAGCAATTTCTGTACCTCTTCAAGCTTTAAGATTGCATCTGCTGCATCCGAGCCAAGAATAAGGTCAGCCGCTTTCAATCCTCTCTTAGAGAGCATACGGCACATTGCCTTAACATCACCAAAGAAATCTCCGCTTTGAGTGTCCCACTTATTTGCTACTGTGTAGGTGTGGTCGCTCTGTCCGTCAAAGAACTGAACATACTTTGTATCACCAACAGTATTAGCATCAACATACTCCTGCATTGTGCAAGCGTTGTTAATCATTGTCTGCACTGCCATCCATTCCTCTCTGCGAGCAATGCGGATGTCAAGGTCAGTAAGGTCTCTAAGCTGAAGTCTTGCGGCTCTTTCAGCGGGAGTGCTGCCGGAATAAAGAGCCTCGCCAAAGCCACGCTTTGTAAGGTCATCAAGAGTAAGAAGTCTTGACGGAGCAATATAAGCAGGCTGATATTCGTGGATTTCATATCCGGTACGGTCAACGGGAATGTCACCAATACGCGGAGATACGAAACTTGCCATCTTTCTATCGCCCTTTTTGTACTCGGTCAAAACCTTGTCAGCAGCGAAAATATCTTCCGCTCCTGTGGGGAAATAACGGTCGCGGAAGAATGAGGCCTGAGGCACAATTTCTTCTGCAATCGCCATCAAAGTATAATTATCAAAAAAATTAAGTGTAGGCATTTATTTTTCCTCCTTTTTAGTTTGCAGAATTAGAGGCTTTGAACACAATTCCATATTTGCGGAGACTGTCGTAGTCTGCGGATGTCATTGTGTAGCCCGTTGCTACGATTGTTTTTGCTGTGTTAAAGCATCCCGCGGTATATACAGTTGCAATAACATCTTCGGATGTTCCGACAACGATATCATCACAAAGGATGCAGTCAGGAGTAAGTGTTTCATTACTTCCCGCAGTTGTACCAAGTACAACAAGTTTTCCGTCTCCGCCTGTGCCGGAGCTCATTGCAAGAATTGTACCTCTCGTGAGAGTGGTTTCTGCAGACAGTTTACGAATGGTCTTACCACGGACTTCTACTTTTGGAGTAACATCCGATACTAAGCCATCATACTCCATCTCGCCGACTTTTCTTGAAAGATTAGTCATTTTTTATTCCTCCTTCTGTTTTCCAAGCAGACTCTTGACATTCGCTCTCGCGTTAGCCATTTTCTGCTCGCCTGTTAAATTTTCGTCATCTACTTCGGGCTCTGTTCCCGGAGCAGCACCGACATTGGATGCGTTTGATGCGTTTGCATCATCTTTAAGATTGGTCATAAATTTCTGACCGTTTTTTGCGGCTTTCTGTGCAGCACGGTACGCAAGCTCCTGAGCAGAGCAAGCATCCTCGCCATACTTAGCCGACTGTACGAGGTCTGCATCAAACAAAGAAGCGACTTCATCAATAGATGCAAGTCTGTCTCTCTCTGCCTGTACGGCCTCGCTGACACCCTCTGCTCTTACGGAAGCTCTAATGTCTGCTTCCATCTGCGCAGTAAGGTCCGGAAACTCCTGACGAAGTTCCTCAACTGTTCTTGCCATAGTAATTCCTCCTTCTGTGGCTGCAGGGTTTGCCTGCTGATTTAATGTATTTGTCATATCCGAGGCCGAAGCATCGGGATTGACCGTTGGAATGTGGTCGGGTGCAAACATACCGGGAGTAAGATGCATTTGACGACCTTTTACAAAGAGCGTACGACCGTCAGCACTTGCGGCAATGTCAAGAGGCTCTGCATCTTCCATAATTTCGTCAGCAAAACCTTTTTCCATAGCTTCTTTGCCTGTCATATAGGTCGTTTCCGCCATCATATGCGAAAGAACGGTGTCTGTAAGCCCCGTCTTTCTTTGGTATATTGAAATCTGCGACTTATCGTAGGCATCATTTGTCTTTGCCATACTGCGCAGTTCATCCGCGTTGTAACCTCCAAAAAGGAAGCACCAACACTTGTGAATCATAATAAGACTTGACGGATTTACCTTTACCGTGTCGCAGGCACACATAATAAGTGAGCCTCCCGACATTGCAACACCGTCTACGATACAAGTAAGATTTGCGCCACCGTTTGCAAGTTCGCGGAGTCTGTTGTGGATAAGAACAGAAACACCTGCATCTCCTCCGCAACTGTTCATACGAATTGTGATATTAGAACACTTCGAAATTGCTTCCAAGTCCTCCAAGAATTCACTTTCGATTATGTACTGCCCCTCGATAGGGTTGCCGTACCAATCTGTAGGTTGCTGCTCAACGATATCTCCGTACATAGTGATTACGGCGCTATCATTGTCAACCGTTGCCATAGCGTAAAAATCACGCTGAATGTTTACAGCCTTAGGCTTACTCATTGTTACCATCTCCTTCGTCATCTTCTTCGGAATTCTTAATTTGTATTTGTTGATTGCCACCTGCTGCACTCAACATCTCATTTTCTTGGGCAAGTTGTTCGACATTCTCTGTCCAATCACCGCCGCCAAGTTCTCTTGTTACCTGTTCGTGCGTTTT